CAGCAAATGCTAATAATGGTGGATTGCTATTTAGATTTGGAAGTGGTGGTAGTGTTGGAACAACTGGCTCAACAACTATAAAACATACATCAAATTATATGCAAGCAGATACAAGTACAAATGGTGCAGTTTACGGAGATGGTTATGATATAGGAACACTTTGTCAAAATATGTCTAGTAACGAAGATATTTATGTTAATGGTTTTTGTGAAGTTTTAAATCCACAAGTAAGCACAGACCCAATGTGTGTTGTTTCAAATACACTTATGCACGGAAATACAAATTCAGATTATTTTGAAAGTGGTATAAATTTAGCTACTGCAAATACATCTTACGATACTATTTCATTTATGTTAGGTGTAGGTGGTGGTGGAGGTGGTGGTTCACTAAACCATACAACAACAAAATTTGAATCACATGGAACAGTAACTGTTTATGGAATTGTAAAGTAAGAAATGAGGTAAATATGTCTATTTATAAAACTAAAATGGTTAATGGTAAGGAAGTAGAATTAACTTCTGACGAAATCAAAGAACTAGAAGCTAGAGATGTTGAGTGGGCTAAAGGTGAATTAGATCGTCTTATGGCTAGTATTCGTCAAGAAAGAACTAATCTTCTTGCTGAGTGTGATTGGATGGGAATGTCTGATACAACTATGTCTGCCGAGTGGAAAACTTATAGACAAAAGTTAAGAGATATAACTAAAGATGTAGATACAGTTGATAAAGCTAAAGCGGTAACTATGCCAGAGAAACCGAAATAATGGACACACGTACTATAAAAGATGTAGCTAAAGATATGAAGGCTCACGAAAGGGAATGTGTCGTGTATAGACAAATGACAGGTCAACGTCTTGATGCTGTTGAGTATCGCATTAAAAGACTAGAGGTATTGCTATGGTCATCAAGTGGTTCTATTATTGCCTTATTGATAACTATAATATTTGGTCTTTTAAATGGAAGCAGTTAGATTAACATATAAAGTAAAAAAATACCGCAAACAATATGTTGTGGTTATAGAAGCTAAATCCTTTGACAGTTTAAATGAAGCAAAAGAGTTTATAGAATCTGTAGGCTTTGAAGAATATCACGATAACGAAAGATTGCACTAATGATTGATCCACTCTCAGCATTTGCCGCAGTAAAGACTGCTCATTCTGTAATAATGAAAGGCATACAAGTAGGTAAAGACTTGTCTAGTTTAAGTGGGTATATATCAAAGTGGGCAATAGGTGAAGCTAACATAGAAGTACACGCAGAAAAAAAAGGAAGATCCTTGTTTGGTAAGTTTAGTTCAGTAGAACAAACAGCTATAGAAGCCCATCTTCGTAAAGAAGAACTGGCTCGTATGCGTGATCAGTTGCGTGAAATTTTTTTATTATATGGCTCACCGGGTCAATGGGAACGATTGCAAGGTGAGATTGCTAGTGCCCGTGCTGAGAAAAAAAAAGAGTTAAAACGATTAGAACAAGAACGAGAGCGTAAGAAAACAATTATAGTTGCATCATTAGCTATTGCAGGACTCTTGATTTTTATATATTATGAGTTAAAGTTATTAAAGTTGATATGACGTTTGAAGATTTAGACATAATGGCAAAGACAATGTGGGGTGAATCTCGCAACCAAGATACAAGTGGTCAGATTGCTGTAGCTAGTGTTATAAAAAACAGAGCGGAGGCAAGACGTTGGTATGGTAACACACCAAAAGAAGTCTGTTTAAAAGAATGGCAATTTAGTTGTTGGAATGAAGGTGATCCTAATAAAGAAAAGATGGAGAACTTACCTATAGTAGATGAAGTTTATTTAAAAATGTTTGCCCTTGCTCATTTGGTATTAGAAGAAAAGATAAAAGATAATACAGAAGGGTCAACGCATTATCACACTACAAACATTATGCCTAAATGGGCACAAGGCCAAACGCCTGTAGTTACTATTGGCGATCATAAATTCTACAATAATATAATCTAATGTTACCTTTACTTGCACCTATAGCTAAATCAATATTCTCTACTGTAGATAAAGTTATTACATCTAAAGCAGAGAAAGAAAAGATTAAAGCTGAGTTACAGCACAAAATTATTACAGGCGATCTAAAAGAAATAGAAGCCGCCGCAACTGTAATACAATTAGAAGCACAAGGTACGTGGTTGCAAAGAAGTTGGCGACCAATAATGATGTTATTGTTTGCAGGACTAATGGTAGCACATTGGTTTGGATTTACTGCACCTAACATTCCTGAGTCCGTGCAAAATTCATTACTAGATATTATAATGATTGGTGTAGGTGGTTATACTGTTGGGCGTAGTGCAGAAAAAATTGGACAACAATGGCAAAACAAAAACAAAAAACCATAATAGATTATTTGGAGGCAAAAATGTCAAGCATAGAGAAGGCTAGAAGGGTGTGCAGTAAGGTTTGGGGTAAGATTATACTTCAGATTTCAGCTTACCCTCTGTACTCAGCTATAGCCGTTGTAGGGCTAATTCTACTTTTATTCTACCTATAGACTAATCTTTTTTTTGATACTCTTGATAATTGTATCTATATTCTAGGGGTACAACTATAATTTCTCCTTTGTGATCCTTAATGGGTACACCATTATCGTCAACTATTTGCCCTTGTTCATTAATCTTGTTCATTACTCTGTTTTAATATATCTATAAATAAAGGCAAGTCTAAACATACCATTGTTGTGCCGTGGTCTTTGTGTAGGCACAGCAAGTCAGCACCAGACTTCCATCTTTCTAGTGTTTTAAATCCGGCTCCATCTTTCCGTGCTTTTACTTCCACGCTTAGTTTGTGCCAAGGTTCTTGTCTTATTTCTATGTCGTAAGGGAAATCTGGTATTGCTCCGCTCATTGGTTGTCGCCGTGCTTTTATTCCGTGTTTAACAAATTCCTTTACAAGTTTCGCTTCTACTCTATATCCTTTGCTTTTGCTAAACTTTCCCATCTTGCGGCTCCGTGTCTGAAGGTGCGTGTGCATACCAATCTGTACCTAATACTTCTAGGTTTCTTGCACCTACACCTTTGGTTAATTTATTTTTCTTCACTAATTGCATACATATTTTGTGTGCTTGTGAGGGTGATGAGAAAGCTAAACTTTCTGCAATCTCTTTATAAGATGGGCTGAACCCATACATACTTAAAAAGTCTTTTACAAACTTAAATACTCTTGCTTCATTTCGGGTCATAAATTCTCCTGTCGTACCTAAAATCTTTTACTCGTGTGCATTTCATAGCTACTACATTAACTACAGAATCTTTAAATTGTTCTTGCACACTCCACCACGTAAAGACGTTACACTTGGCTAGTAAAGGTACAGCATACTTCATATATAATCTGCCTTCATATTCTAACCAAAGTGTAACGACAAATATTTTAAACATTAGTATGGAATATCATCATCAAATTCATTTAATTTTTTTGATGATTCTATTTTTGGTTCTGTAGTTACAGATGGTGTAGAGTTATCAGATTTAGAATCCATAAGTTTCATTTCTGAATTGAACCTATCTAAATGTATCTCAGCTTTGGTTCGTTTCTCACCATCTTCGGTTGTCCAATCCCGATATGTTAGTCTTCCCTCCAATAAAACCCGACTACCTTTCTTACTATATTTAGAAAGTATGTCTGCAATCTTATCATCCCAAACAACAACCTTGTGCCATTCGGTATCTTTCTCGCCTTTAACTACTCTGTTTGTAGCTAAAGACAAGATGGCGTAATTAGATCCTGCACCCGTTTGTTTTATTTCAGGGTCAGCACCTAGATTACCTATCAATGTAATTTTATTATACACTCTGTAGTTCCTTTCGCTTAGATTCATATTTAGCTACAGCCATTTGATACAATCCGGGATTGGACTTCTTGGCTTTAGCTATGTTTACTTTTGCCATTTCATAATATCCGGTAGCTTGTTTAATAGTTTTACTACCTTCAATATTATTAAGAAATGTTTTGATAGCGTCATCATCTGCAGAACCTATCTTTTGGTCTGTTGTATCAAACTCATCTTCTGAATACACAAAGCCGTGCAATCCAACAAGTTTAAGTATGGCTCTATCTACAGCACGTTTCTCTGCCATTGCATATGGATATGCAACCTTACTATTTTTAGGACTTGCTTCTCCGTAGGTAATGACTTTCATTTTGTCATTGTGTGCATAGCATTTAACTACTGCAATACCTTGTGCAGAGTTTGTTTCTACTTCAAGTATGTCATCAATAACAACACCTGCTTTAGCTCCAACAAGTTCACAGTATTTGTGCAACATAACTAATGTTGCTTTACCACCACGCTTTAGTTCCCAGAGTGCGTGTTCGGGTTTAAGATCATACTCTTGTAGTATTTTCTTTACTCTTGGTTCAATGTTACCCATCATATTAACCTCCTTTGTTTTCTTTGATGGTTAGGTGTCCTGCTTTTGTTCTTGATATCTTGATACCACCACCTTCAGCAAGACGACAGTTGGCAGGTATTAGTTCTTTCAATACCTTACCAACTGCTCGGTGTTGATCGTATGGTATTTTCGTTTCACGCCAAGTATGTGCATTAGCTACAAACTCATTGTTCTTCTCCATATCAATACGAATCATATCGTTGACTTTTATGTTATTTGTATAGTCTTGTATTATTTTTTCTGCTTGTAAATTTTCAGGTTCTTTGTCTTTTAGTATATGTTGCTTCCAAAAGGTATCTTCCATTTCGTAAAGCATTTTAATGTATTCATTGTCATATTGTATTTCACACCATTCGTATCTCATATTACCAAAAATTACTGAGAGGTACGCTCTATCCATCATTGCAACTTGCATATAATGTTGTAGCTGAGGCATATATTTTCGTATAACATTTTCTAAAGTGTTGTTGGCATTGGTATGCTTACACTCTAGGACACAAATTTTGTCACTAACATTTACCATTCCATCAAGACTAGCGTGGCGAAATCCATCTGTGAATTCGTGTTGATTACTAGCTGATAATAGTTTATGTCCTGTTTCCTGAGCAAACCATTGCTTGTTTAATTGTTCTGTAACAATGCCGATTTGTACAGGTAACACCCGATCCAAGTTGGCAGGTTCTTGACGCCCTGTCTTTTCTAGCCAGAGTGTGTGCCAATCACCTTCCATAATGCGTATAGCATCTGAACCACCAAGTGTTTTAGGTCGTTCTACTTTTTTCTTTGGTTGCATATTATACTCCTTTCGTATCTATTTTATAGCACTTTTGTACTATGTTTGCAAACTTTTTTGTTTTTAAATATGTATTTTCTATGAACAACATTCCGTGTTCGTATGGTGGTTCATAGATATTTAAAAAGTCTGCAGGTACAGGCAACCTCCTGTACTTGTAAGTCTTAATTAATTCTATTGTGTATTCTTCTATAATACATTGTGGATACTTTGCTAATATGTCTTTGTATATTTTTAAACCAAGTTCATTAGGTACATCACACCCAAATGTAGAGGCACACATTTCTATAGCTGTGCCTATATATTTAGGATCTGCAGGTAACATAAGTTTTTGACAATGCAACAATGAGCTTCGTAACAAATTAAGATATCTTAGTGCGTTTCGTTCTGTAGCTACATACTCATCTACCTTGTTTTCTTTGATTGCTAATAGCAAAGACATTGTTAATCCTTTCACGGCGTTCTTGAGTATCCTTGGTGGTTTGAGTTGTATTGGATTGGAATTTCTTGGAACGCAGTAACCAAGATCGGAAAGCGTATTGCCAATCTGACTTATGTGTTCCACCTGCCCGATAATGGTTGATAAAGATTTTAAGTTCTTGTTCATAGTTATACCTTTCTCCAAATTCTTCTGTGATCCAACGCTTTGTATCGTAGCTTGGCTCAAAAGTTTTTGGGATTTGAGATTGATGTACATTGAGAATAAAGTTAAAGCCAAGCACAGTTATCCAATTAAAAAACATAGTGCTGCTTGGTTGCTTTTTACCACATTCCCAAAGCGATACTAACGAATCGGAAACACCTAGTTTTTCTGCAACTTCTTGCGAAGATAATCCTAGGTGTTGCCGTCTTTCTTGTAATTCTTTGACTGCAATTCTATACATATGGACTCATCAATATTTCACATTCGGAATATGATAAGTCATCTGCACAGCTTTGTCTAACTTCAAGGAACTTTGTATTCTTAAACCTTTGTGTTGAGAGCAAGAGTCTTGCATAATAAGGTTTGTGATTGTTATTTATTTTGAATTGTTTGTCAGTAGTATTTACCATTGTTTCCCAACGAACACGATTAATAAGCATTTCACTTGATAATTTTTTGTGTCCGTGATGTACCATATCAGATGCAAACTGTAGGTACAGTTCCCAGACTTTTGGGTTATCTAAATGAAAATCAATAAACTCGCAAGTGTTTGGCGACTTACCAAACTTTAAAGTCTTGCGATCAAATTTTAAGTCAACAATATATTTATTCATTCTGTTCTCCATACTCGCATAGTATTATTATTTAGTTTTCTAAAAGCACATTTCATTCGTCGTATAGCAAACGCTTGGCGAAGTGATTGTTGTACACTTGAAGAATAAGGTAAAGTAAAGGATTGACCTACTTTCATCTTATCTAAATATTGATATTTTGATTTATCTAATCTTTCCGGTAAAGGTATACCGTCTTCAAATTTAATATCCATAATATACTCCTTTGTTTTAATGGATTATTGGTGGGCGTTTTCTCATAAATAGGTACGCCCAAACCTATATCATTGCAAGGAACAACAACGAACCCTTGCATATGATTCTATAAATGTTCAGACCAATACTCATTCCACATTTCTAATGTTATAGCATTGTATGTTTTGTCGTGTATATCACTTGCTTTTGCATTTGGAAATAGTGGTGATGATAATATGGTTGGTTTGAATGGTCGTACAGCAAATCTAAATTCTTGTATTGTTTCAGATTCGCCAAGTCTAGCTACGACTTCATCAAAGATTTGATCTTCTCGCATAATATATTCCTTTCGTACTATTATTATACTATTTATATACTACTATGCAACTAGTTCTTGCCATTGTTTAGAACCTAATGTTTTAGATACTTCATCTTCTCTACGTTTACGAATAGCGTGTCCACGCTGTCCATCTGTATGAGTAGACCAGTATGTCATTGCATTGTACAACGCCCATTTAGTTCTACCTAATGTACGTGCTTCTCTATCAAAACCTTCAAGTAATGTTTCTGTTCTTGTTACATTGTAAGGTATAGAATTAGTAGAACGCTTGAATGTTTTGCATAATGTTTGTTCAAGAAATTTTTGAACTGAATGTGGATGCAACTTGATATGTGCCCATTGTGAATAGTCCATACCAGAATCCATAAAGAAATCAACACCAGATTTAACACGATCCGTAATACTTTGAATGTTTACATTGGTTGTATGTTTGAATCGTAAAGTAGAAGCATTGACGGGTGTTGTGCAACCATTCATACACCACAAACGTAAGCCATCACATATAGTTGCAAATGCCCACGATTGGTCATATGAATTAAAGAAGTTAATACGAAACTTTATGATATCATCTTTCTGTGGTTCTATTACAAGATTATTGAAGGTAACAGATCCACGCATTTTAGCACCTGCCTCGTGTACCTGAATTTTAGTTTCATAATCTACAAGGCCTGTTTTTTCAACGCCTTGCATAACTTTATCAACTACATCTTTGTGTGCGATAGGTTTGTATTTACTGCCGTGAATACCCAGAACCTGTCCGGTATCTGTACGTACACACGCTCTTGCCATATCAGTTGGAACAGAATAATTTTTGTTTTGAAAATGATCTGTTCTATTGATTGCTTCAAGTTCCACCATTTCTGTTGGAAACTCGTAGTCTTGTTTTATATCATCTAACATATTTACTCCTTTGTTTATGGTTAGATTAATGTTAAGCTAAAGTTCATACTTTTCCTTTCGTAGTAGATCAGCTAGCCCCTTAGCTTGTTCTTTAAGTATGGTTAGAGAAGTGGTGATGCGTTCCAAATTATCTTGCGATAACTCTTTCGCTTCACAATTATGCAAAGCCACTTCAATAGCACCTGTGCATTTTAATATAGTTTTCATCTCATACTCACACTTAATTAGGTATTGTAGAGTGTAAAGTTCAGAATTCAACTCCCACTCGTACTGTTGTTCTAGTGCTTCAATCGCCAATGATTCTCACCTCCTCATCCATTGGAAACAATTTGCTTAATCGTTTGATAGAATGATAAATATGACCCTTGGGTTTTTGTTGTTGTTCCCAATGTCTTTTTTCTACTTTGCCATACATAGTGAGTAGGTACAGCAAATCATTTGTTTCTTGTAAATTTAATTTAAGAAATATATCTTTAGCCATTTGCAATCCTTTCTAGTTTGTCTACAGCTTTAGCAATATCTTTCATATAACCTACATACTCATCTGAAATCATATTGTTTTCTATTTGTAATAGACATAACTTTGTTAAGAATTCCATTTCTTTGTAGTATGTCATAGCCAAACCAAATTTATCGTGTGATATTGTATCATCTGCATATTTAGTTTGAATGACATCTTGATACTCATTAGACATCTCTCGGAATGTATTGATCCGATTGATTTCTTTGACGTGTTCTTCACGCACAATAGTTTCATAATGATGTTGGCGTGAATCTTCTTTTAGATATTTAGACATATTCTACTCCTTGTGTTTAAGTCTAATATAGCTATAGCTACATCTCGTTCTGTTAAAGATGTAGCTACAGTTTAAATGTTTTTGTTTTTGTCACCAACGGCATAACTAACCTGATCAACAGTAAGTATCACAGTCCGTCTACAAGGTACAAATTCCAAAAACCTTTTGCCAAGCATAGGACTCAAACCTATTTAGTCTTGACATAGTTGCACATTGCTAGTCAGTTTTATAGCAACTAGTCGGGCTATGCAACTACAGGACTTCACAATCTATGAAGTCTTGTAGATACACATAGACATCTGATGATAGTGATTTGATTTTAGTACGAATCTCCCCCACAACGTATGTGTGTTGTGGGTGTTTTCAGCAACTGCGTTAGCAGTTACCTGAAATTAAATATAATGTTTCAGCAACTGCTTTAGCAGTTACCTGAATCATCAGAGGACTAGCAACAATAAAGGTAGAACATTTCTGCTCTACCTTTAATGTCGGAAGGAAACCTAAGAGAAGTTTCTCGTATCTTTACGAGGTGAATTACTCTTTTTCTTTGACTGTCCTGCTTGATAAGGATGGTATTCCTTACCATTGTTGACCTTGGCAATAAGTTCAAGGACATCAACAAGAGCCATATAGATGTGATAAATAGATGTTATAGACAACATTCTCTTCTGTTCAAGACGAAGTGTAACATCTGGGTCACGATAGTCATCCATAGCTTGAGCAAGTGAGTGAGGATTACCAAACATTGTGTTTAAATCCTTGTTGCTTAGATGAGATGACCATACATCATCAAGAGCAATATCGTCATTGATATCTAGCATTCTCTTGACATTGTACTGAAGTTGCCTTGTCAGTTCATCTGCTATCTTTTCCATAATTGAATCGGAAAGATAGTAGTTTTCATAGAAGTGTTCATCCAAGGCACGAAGGTCTTTGTATATACCAAGAAAAGGTACAGATGAAGATTGGAATGCTACATCATCTAAGTAATGATTGTCAGCAAGATTTATCATTGTGTCCTTCATAGGTACATATACTGAAGTTTCAATGTATTTACCTTGTTGGACAGGTTGTTGTTTTGTAGATTTACTCATTATATTTTCTCCTATTTATGAGTGTTAATATTACGAAACATAACGCTAACATAACATCACCATTATATTTCATAATTCGGGAAAGAAAGATCATAGAAATTTTTGGATATCAACAACAATCGGGAGTTTCGCGAATGAATGCCCCCACCACCAACTACGGTGGGGGCAGAAGGACTATTGTTGTTGATATTCAAAAACCCTGATTTATCAGGGCCTGTTTCTATGATATTTCTGGACATATCAATTAGCTTTGTCACATACTGCTGAAGCATCAGCAGTATCTCACCCCTGTGAGGTGATTTGGTTCTTCATCATTGAAGAACAGGTATGTTGACTTTTTCAAGAGTTGCTGATATATGAAGAGTATGTCCGTTGCAACAAAAGACAACAAGATTACTCCAAGAGCAAAGAAGTTAGTAGATACGTTAGTAGCAACAGGATGTACGATCACAGAAGCATCCAAAGTCGCAGGATACAAGGGGAATAGTTCCAGAGTAAGTGCAAGTCGTATGCTACGGAATCCAGAGGTACAGAAGTATATGTTTGAACAGATTACTCATAACTTGGGTATGAGTGCTGTCAAGGCTCAATCTAGGTTGCTTGACCTATGTACTGGTGCTAAATCAGAGTACGTACAGCTAGAAGCTAGTAAGGATATACTTGACAGAGCAGGATTTAAAGCACCAGACAAGCACCAACATATGGTCAAGGGTGATTTCCGCATCAACATAGACCTAAAGTAAGGTATGGGTCTTAAAAAGTGATATGTGACCCTAACACATAGTCCTACTCACTCATTAAAGTCTTTCAAGGTTCGTTGCAATTTTTTTTTTTTCTGTTAAGGTTTGATTATGGCAGAGAAAAAAAAGAGAAAGTATTTGATGAGAAGATCGTCAGATGCACGAAAAAAAGATAAAGAACTTCAGCAAAATCCTAATCGCTATGACAAAAGAGTTACAATAGGGAATAGTGCCGCAAATCCTTTTGAGATGACATCTACACAAGTTAATCCTTTTACAGGTGCTACCAAAAGAACATTTAGTAGTTTAAGAAAAAGAAATATAGTAAGAAAAAATCCTCATTCTTCAACAATTTATGCTTTAGGAACTCCACCTGCACAAGAGGCATCAAAATTAACAAGAAATGATTGGGGATATGTAACTAAAAAATATAGAGCAATAGATGATGACACACCTATTCGTAAAAAAAAAAAATCTTTAGCCAAAAGAAATGCTATAAGAAAAAAAGAACAAAAAAAATGATTACATATATTGTCGTATCAGCAATTCTTTATGTGGTGTTCTAATGCCTAGTACACCG